AGTCATTGATAGTGCTAAAAATTCACTAGCAGTATCAGCATTAACATCATCAGCAACATAAGCTAAACTAGTATAAATACCAGCGCCTATTGAACTTATTTGTGCCATTTTTTGTTTTCCTTATTGTTGTGTTATTATTTAGTTGTTAAAATTATTAAAGTTAACAACATAATCTATTCGGTATAAACCCGAATCATTCTTTTCTACACCAATATTATTAATATAACCATTAGTTGTTTGAATAGAAGAAAATATTTTTCTGCTCAAATATCCATCAAGTACATCTGCAATCGCAACAGCACGTCTTTGACCTGATCCCGAAGGAACAAATATATTACATACTATTTGACCACTAGATGCTTGAGAGCCAAAGAATAATTCACTATTGAATGAAAATACATTTAAACGTACCCATTCAGTAGCAGTTATATTTCCTTGGTAATTAGCAGGGTAAACTTTTACAGTTGTACCACCTACTACAAGAGGGGTAGCAAATAGTGCCTCAACTGTTGTTAAAGCAGTAGAAAATCTATTAGCCATTTATCCTCGCAAGTTGCATTGTTACAGTAAACCCATTATCATCAACATTATTGATGGACCAATTTTTTGATCTTAATGTTACAGTATCATAATTATCTAAATCTAATACAGTAGCATCAACAGATTTAATTAATACATCTGCTAATATAACAGTACTATCAGTATTACTTTTATAAGTTTTACTAACAATACCTTTTAGTGTTTTATTTCCGATAGTAGTTTGTGTAACAGCACCAGTAGTGAAATTATAATCACTAGCTGATTTATTAACAAAGATAATATCTTCTGCTAAATCACCTACAGATGTAAATGCACCATTAACAGCGTTAGTAATTAGTGTTTTGAGAGCCATTAAGCACCTCCACTAACTCTAACACCTCTTGAAATAGAACTATTTGCTAAATATTTCTTAATTATTGAATGCACCACTTCTGGTATATCAATATAAGATTTACTTTTTACAGATTGACTAGTGTTATACTCAAGTCTCACTGAACCTACAGTTAATCCTGATAAAGGATATTCTGAAGATCTAGGAGCCTCCACTCCACTAGCATTGTTTAACAAATACAGTGCTAATTCACATGTAGCATCTTTTATTTCTTGTGGAATAGTACCACCTGATGTTGTTGTACGATCATCTTCTAATTGAACATTTTGTCCATATATAGGATCATAATAATTAACATCACGTGGAAAAGCCATTGGAAAGGCTGAAATAGGATTAGCTGTTCCAGCCCATTCCAATCGATTTAAAATTCCACTGGCACTAACTAATGCTGCACTTTGTTCAGTAACATCATCAGAAAACCATGTTGCAGAATTAATTCTATCCGCAAAATAGCTATTTGCTTCATCATCAGTTACAAAACTATTTACATTTATAATTAGAGCCATTTTATTTTCCTAACTAAGGTTAGTATTAATTAACCGTGGAATATAGGGAATATTCCAGTTTGGTTAACATTCTTCGCACTTAAAGTCCAGTTTGAAGGGTTCGCAAGGTTCGCATTAGTTGGGAATGCAGATGCAGATCCAGCCCAAGAGTAACCTTGTGGATGCATAATATTACCCCATCTAGAAACGATCGTAACCGCTCCACCACCATTACCAGCAAGTTCGTCTCTTTCAATTGCAGTTGGATTCAACTGAGCAACATCAGAATACAATAATGCACCTGGTTTAACGATGTATGTAACTTTTAAGTTAGTGATACCAGAAACTTCAGCACCAGCAAGACCAGTAGCAGAAGAACCAGTAACGATTAATCTAATTTTTCCACCAAGAATAGTGTTAAAATTATAATTACCGTCTTGTACTAAACCATTATCAAGTACGTTCTCTTTTCTTAAAATGTTATACTGACTAGCAGAAATAACTAAGTAATAGAACGGAGCTTCTTGATCACCTTGAACAGCAGCTAATGCGTCAAATAATTGATCAAAGAAAGATGATCTAGCAGCAGCAGAACCTGAACTATTTACAAATAGTGGTCTGTATGTATTAGCAGCAGTAGAACCAGTGTAGTAACCTACTTTAGTAGTTCCACCAACAGTAACAGCAGCATCAGCAGAAGTTGGAGTTACGTTCCAAGTTAAATCACCAATAGCTTTGATGATTGACTTAAGATTTTCTTCTTCTCTTCTTGCTTTAACTGCAGCAAATTGAGCACCTAAGAAAGAAAGACCATCTACTTTAGAAATCAATCTTTGGATTGACATTTCTTGAGCAGCAGCGTGATCAACGTTTTTAATGTAAACTTCTGTTTGGTAAGAAGCATCAATAGAATTGATATTCTTATCTGTAACAGTTTGGTTTTGTTGGTAAGATGTAGATGGATCTGTGTAATTTAACCATCTTACAGTTCCTGTGTAGTTTTCACCAGAATCAGTAATTCTAGCGTCAGAACCTACAAGAGCAGTCGATACTAATAATGCCGCATCCGCTCTTGCTGCATCAGTGTATGCAGAAATTGCTCTAGCTGTATTATCAAATAGACTTGATGTAACGTAAGCCATTTATTTTCCTTTTGTTTTAGTTTGTTAGTTTATAGAGACCAGTTGCCTTTAGGAGTTAATGTGCCATCTTCAATAGCTTTTAAAACCTCAGCTTGACTCATCTCTTTTATTGATTTAACTGGTTTGTTTCCAGTTGCAGGTTGTACATTTGAAGGTGTACCGCTACCTGCATTAGCTTTAACAGAAAACATAAATGAATTCTTTTCATCTTTTGTATAAAGTTGCACAGCTTCCTCTATACTTAATCCAGATTCATGAATCCAGTTTCCGTTAGTGTCTTGACGTAAAGATTTAATGATGTCAGCATGTGCCAAAGCAGCAGCTTTATCATTTCTAAAGTCAAGTGCATTAAGTTGAGATCGCACAGCATTATCTCTACTTAATTCCGTATTTCTCGTTTTATAAGTGTCAAGTTCTTTTCTTATTCTATCCATTTCAATCTTTAACACTTCCGAATGTTTACCAGCTTTTTCTAATGCAGCAATTTCAGCATCTTGCTTTTCTTTAGCAATTTTTGCCATTTCAGCTTTTGCAGCATCTCTTTCTTTGTAAGCATTATCTAATGAAGTTTTAATTTTCTTTAATTCTTCATTTACTTTCTCAGACACTAGTTTATCAAAACTTGGTGTTTCAGATGGTGCATCAACTTTTACTTCTGTAGTATTAGTTGCAGTATTTACTGGTTGTTTATTTTCTTCGGCCATTATTTTCCTTTCCAATTGTAAACGACAATTGTTATATTTATAGGGCACAACCCTACTGGTTATAATTATAAAAGAGAAAAATTCATATAATTCTTCTCAGTATTACTAGTTTTGTAATTTTTACATATTTGATAATTTATCCAATTTTTCAATTGAAGTCAAATTACCATAAGAGTCTGAAAATTTAGATAAAGATAATTCACCTTTATTAAATATATTAACTCTATCTTGAGTACCTAATATTTGTAATTTAACAGCATTAGGTTGATCCATTAGCCATTCCTCATAAGTTAATCTTGCAGGAACTTGACCATCAATGGATGCTCGTCTTCTTTCAGTTATCCTATCAAGAGGACCTTTTTTAATTCTTAAACTATCCGTATCAGCTAAATCATCAGCTGATTTAACAACAGGTATAGTTGTACTTCGACAATTATAATGTTGTGGTGGTCTTGGACCATCAGAATCAACACTAAAAATTTTACCATCTAATCTTGCACATATAATACTTGTTCTATCGTCTAATGTAGCAACATATTGATATCCATCAATAACATCTAAATTAGCAGAATAAACTTCATCACTAGCAGCATTAGTTATTTCAGTAATAGAAGTTCTAGTTAATGTAGATACTTGTGCTCTTGGTAAATAAGAAGATTTTCTTATTTCAGATATAATAGTAGTTGTTGAAGCAGATTCTTTTAAACCTGTTTTAATTTTATTAGTTATCATTCTTCTTTCAGCAACACTAATAGATGCTAAATGTTGAGCCAAATTTTTATTATCTCTTAAAATTAAATCTTCTATTTTAACACTTTTAGCAACTTGCCTTGCTTGGTATATACCATTTAAAGAAGTGTTTATTAATGTGGTATTAAAAGCAATTTCACTTGCATATAATCTATTTAATTCTTCTTTAGCAGTATTATAAACTTTTTTATAAGTATCTCTAATTTCATTATTAATTTCTAATTGTAATGCAGCAGTTAATTTAGTTGCATCAGCAATTAAACTTCTTAATCTAATATTATGTTTAGCTAATATATAATCTAATTCATTAGCTAATTTCTTTTCATACATTGTTAACAATGCACGTCTTCTTATTGTCTTTTTATAGATATCATCATTAATTGCCATATCTAATTCTCCTTATTGTTTTATTTTAATAAATGTATTAATGCAGTTAAAAATATAATTGCTAGTGTTCCTAGTCCTGTTAGTATATATAAAAATAGTTTATCAACTTTTTTCTCAAGTTTTGATATTGATATACATAAAAACCTTAATTGATTCTTTGTTTCCATAATATCTAATTTTAACCTATGTATATCGTTGTCCATTATATTACATTTTTGATAAAGGATTTTTAGAATCAGCTTTTATTTCTTTAATTTCTAATTCTAAATATTTAACTTGTTTTTCTAAAACAGCAATTTGTTTTTCAACAGCACCTATATTAATACCAGAAATTTTCGACATCTTTTCATTCATTTCTCCGTATTTAACAAAACCCGCGCCTATTGCACACACCACGCCAATTAAAGCAGCAACCCCTGCTAATTGTTCTTTGATCTTACTTAGCATCTCTTAATACCTCTAAATCTATTAATAATTGTTTTTTCTCCTCTCTAATCTCAGCTAATTGAATTGATCTTTTAGCTAATAAGTCTTTTGCTAAATATGCTTTTAAAGATACACCAGGATAAATAATTTTATTATCAGCTAGTTGTATTTGATTTTCATAAATTTTAGCAGACTTATAAAAAGGAACACTATAAACATCAATCATTCTATTATCTATCATATTAGATAAAGTTTGTTGTGTTTCTATTTTTAAACTATTAATATCTTTAACTTGTATATTTATATTTTGTTTATTATCTTTATTTGAAACATTTGTTGAACCAACTTGACTTTTATTATCTTGTTTATTAGAAGTTGTTTCAGTTTTAGTTTCTGACTTTGAATCTGTTTTACTTTCTTCAGTTTTACTTTCTGTCTTTTGCTCAGTACTTGTTGTAGTACTTGTTTGTGTTTCAGTTTTACTTTCAACTGGAGTATTTGTTGTATTAGTTGTAGTAGTACTTTCAGTAGGTTTCTTTTCAACAGTATTAGTTGATGAACCAGTTATTGAAGTACTTGAACCACTTACAGAATTACTTGAACCAGTTATAGAAGTTCCAGTTATATTTGTAGATGTTGTTGAATTAGTTGGTCCACCAGTAATTTTATAAACATCTAATAATGTATTTCCGTAAACTTGTCCAGTTAAACTATTTGTATATGGTATAACTTTACCATCAGTTCCTATTTTAACTGAATTTAATTCACTAGTAGTTTGTTGTAAACTTGCAGTAGTTGCAGTTGATATAACTACAGGATTACTTTCATAAGCAATATATAAAGTTGGACTTTTTAAATCAGCACCAACATGTCCAATAGTTCCAGGAACATTAAATGCATAATTAACAGTTATATTATAATTTGACTGACTATTAGTTCCAACAACAATAGAATCTGTATAAGGTGTAAAATTTATATATTGACCATTATTAGATACAATTCTATTTTGTGTTAACGAAATATTATTATCATTTACTAATGTTTGAGTAATAACAACATTTTGGTTATAGTTATTCCAAAAATATAAATCAGCACCAGCAGTTGAAGTAAATCCATTATTGATTTGTGATTTATTTAATAAATTATTTAATGAATATGTATATTGAACATTTTGACCATTAACCCCAGCTATTGTACCAGTTCCATGATTAGATGTTAAATTACTTCCACTCCAACCATTTGCAGTTGTAAAATTCTGTGGTAATAAATTAGGTGAAGTTACAATTTGACCAAATGAAACAGAAGTTAGCAATAATAAAAATAAAAAGATACGCATTTTATTTTACCTTTGCTTTTTCCATTTCTTCAGCAAATTTTAAATCATCTTCTTTCTTTTTATCAGCAATAACTTTTAATTTAGATACATATAAATTATAATCAGGTCTTAATAGGTCATATTTCTTCCATAAATCATTCGCTTCTTTTCCTATTTTACCTTCAAATGGACATGGTGTTCCAGCTTGTTCCATAGCAAAGAAAACTCTTTCATCTTGACATAATAACGCAACAGCAGCAACTTTCATACCCATAGTATCTAATTGTCTAGATAATTTAATCTTTTCACAATTTTCATCTCGTATATTAGACCCAGCAGATATACCTAAACTAAATGTTTGAACCCCAGCACTTACTCCAAGGGTACAAGTATCAGGTCCAGAACTAGAAAAACTAGGAGCAAAGGACTGATTAGGAGCCGATCTAACATTACTAGTACTATTAGAAGTTGTTGTAGAACTACTAGTAGAACCAGACTCATAAGTAGTACTAGAGGTATAACCCCCTGTAATAGCAGTATTGCTACCACTAGAATTGTTCTGCGTTTGAGCGAACAGTATTCCTTGTGGTATTATACAATTGAGTATAACATAAAATACAAATAGCTTTTTAAGTATTGTTTTCATTGTCATTTCCATTATCTTCAACTATTAGTTTATTACCTTCTTCCCTAACAGTCATTCCAGCATCTTCAGTTTGCTTTTTTAATTGATTGTATTTTTCTTCAACACTCATACCTGTAATAGCATTAACTTCAGCTATATTAGCTTGTCTAGGTGACATAACTAATGGATCAGATTGAATTTCATTCATTGAATCACCATCATTATAATCTGAAGGTAATATATCATTGTTTTTCATAATTTCAATAAATACTGATCTAGGAATTAATCCACCAGTATACCACTCAGATATTAATCTAGTAGTTTCAGTATTAGTTGATAATCTATTAAAGTCTGAAGATAAATTAAATCTAACTTCACTTTCAATTACATCTGTGTTATATTTCCAATTAAGCATTATAACAATCACTTTTTTCATTGCTTCAGATACTTTAGCATTTAAAGTAGCTATTTGAGCATTTTGAGAAGCATTTCTAATTTGTAAAGCAATTCCAGAACTATCAGCATTATTAGGCTCTAAAGATAACATTTTAACACCAATTCGTGTTAATTCTTCATAACCTGCTCTAATAGCAGTTTCCATATCTTTTAAAGATTCAGTTGGAGTTGATAATGTATTAATATTATCATTTTGACCAATAAACATCCAAGTTCCAAGACCTTGATTTGCTAATTTATCTTTATCTTGTTCAGTTAATGTATCTGACTTAACTACTGGAGTATAAGTTGCAGATAAATATAATAAATGATTTCTTCTTGATATTTTATTATATAATGAAACTTCTCTATCAACTATTGGAGTAAATATTGGATCCATAATTTCAATTGAACCATTTAAAGGTACAAAAGGAATAAAAGATAATCTTTCTCCACCTGATAAAATATTATTATTTGAATTTACTAATGTCCAACTATCAGTTGTAAAATTATTATATTTTTGTTGAACAGAACCATCTAATATAGTTGGTCCAATTACACTTTCACTTAAATTAACGTATGTATCAACTACATAATAACCTTCTTCATCTAAATAATGAACTTGAACAGTATCTTGTGTATCTGGATGAAATGGGTTAATTGAACTAGCTACATTTTGATAAAATCTTGTAATAACCATTGACAACTTAGTTTCTCCAGTAACTGGATCAGTAGAAGTTTGCCAATTAATAATATTTTCAGCAGTATGTAATATTGGATATGGACTTACTAATCTTCTATCTTCAGGACTAAGTGAATTTAAATCAACATTTGGATAATCTATTTGTATCCATGCTCTAGAAGTTTGTAATTCTTCCCATAAAGCGCTATCTAAAAATGATACCATTGATTCATTAGAAGCACCAAAACGATTCAATAACCAATCTTTAGCTTCATATTCATCAATACCTGAATTATCAATATCTAACAACGGGTTTTTTCTTAATAAACCACCAATTAACATCTTAGCATATTGTGAACTAACACCTGGTAATTCTGCTTCAGCTTTATATTGCTGATATTGACTTAAAGTCATTGATGGATTAAATGGTAATAATAAATTACTATTAAAATCTGGTCTCTTATCATAATCCTTAGCCAATTGTTGACCTTGAATTACTGCTCTATTTCTTTGCCACTCAGCTTGTGTAGATAAATATTCGTCTCTAGGAGTACCTACTGTCTTAGTGGTCTTACTTTTTAAAATTTCTGATGACATTTTTTTCCTTTATTACAAATAAGGTCTATTTTAGCACAGCTTTTATAGAGTTTATTTATGGTTAATTTAATTATTAATTTGGTATTA